CACGTCGTCCGACGTGTTGTGGTCCGCTTCCCAAAGAATCTCGGCAATAAGCGCCTGCTTAGCCTCTTCGAACGTCGCGGACTCTGTCGGGATCACATCAGGGAGGTAGCCCGAGTAGTTGGTGCCGGAGATGTAGTAGGTAGCCATGTTCCTAACCTCATTCGCTCGCTTGCTGTCGGCCGACCATCGGCCGCCGGGGTGATGTCTAGCAAGGGTCGAAACGTAGGTCAAGACATTAGGCGAAGAATATTCTAGGTAGAGGCTAGGACCGTTGTGGTTACTGGCATCGGCCACCGAAGAAACTTCGCAACCCTTGCCACCATCGGCCACCATCGGCGCGCCGACCATCGGCCACCCTTGCCACCATCGGCCACCCTTGACCCTTGACCCTTCACTCTGCCAGCAAGCGAGCACCTACCCTCGCGGCCACCCTGCCATGCCACGCCGCGGCCACCCTTGACCCTTGACCCTTCACCCGACCGACCGACCCAACGACCCGCCGCCGATCCCGGCTTGCCCACCCGCCCCCCCCACCCCCCCGGGAGGGCGCAGTCTGCAAACGGGGGGTATCTGAACGAGCCCTACCTGCATTCAGATACGAGGGTGAGGGTAGGGTGACGGCATGGACACACCCTTCGTTGTGATCGCTGTGCTTGCCGGCATGGCTCTGGTGGTGACCGCTGTCGGTTGGGCAGTCACCCGGATCCTTGACGTGGCGTTCAGTCGAGCGATCGAACTTGCGACGGTCCCCGACCCAACGTCCCCAGCTCGTTCCCCTCAGCCGTCCGGTGAACTGGAAGCGATCCGCGAGTTCTTGGAAGACCAGACTTCTCCTGTTGTCGATCTGCCGTACCCGGTGATCGACCCGACGGACTGGTCGATCCCTGAAGCGTCCCGACCGAAAGTCGCGAGGGTCGAACCAGGCGAAGGGCTGGTTCCCGAGTGAGTTCGTCGAGCCTCCCTGAGCCTTCCGATGTCACCGACCTCCTTCCGGGGCTCCCACTGCTTCCCCCACCCGAACTCGTCGAGTACGCCCGTTTCACCGCGTACGTCGGCGGGTTCTCCACCGGCAACCGGCAAGGCGACCTGATCCTCACTTACAAGGTTCCGCCCGACCAGAAGTACGAAGCGTTCCCCGTCACCGACCTTCAAGACGAACTCGTTGAACTGGTCGTGATGCGAAGAGTCATGCCGTCGCTCGGTGTCATCTCCGACCTGGGGTTCGACGATGAGTGACCCGTTGAACCTCGAAGCGCAGCTCGCCGCCCGGATCGAACGGCTCACTCTCCGTGTCCTCGACGATCTCGAATGGCAGATGGTGAACGCCCCGCCGGCCGCTCGCCGCGATCTACTCAAGTCGGTCATCCCGGCGTTGTTCAGAGACAAGGAAGCGTCGTCGGACGAACTGGCCGACATGCGCGATCAACTCAACGCCCTCCACGCCCAAACCCGCACCGAGCTGTACTCGACCCCCACTTCAGCGGTCGAGCAGCCCACTCCCACCTCGTTGCCCACGATCCCTCTCGACCAGCCCCAGTGAAACTCCAGTCGTTCCTCGAATCCCTGATGATCCAGCAGAAGGACGCGCGGGTTGTGCCGTTCCGGTTGAACTGGGCTCAGCAAGAAGTCCTGGAAGTTGTCGAACGTCAGATGCGAACCACTGGCCGGGTTCGCATCATCGTGCTGAAAGCCCGCCAGCTCGGCATCTCCACGTTCTTCCAAGCTCTTCTGTTCGTCCTGTCGTTCCTCACTCCCGGCTACCGCGGCCTCGTTGTCGCCCATGAGATCCCCGCTTCGCAGAACCTCCTGGCGATGACGCACCGCTACTGGGACACCTACCCGTTCAAACGACTGTTCACACTCAAGTCGATGTCGAAGAACGACCTGTCATGGGTCGAAACCGGGTCCGCTATCAAGATCGCGACCGCCGGCAACAAAGCACTCGGCCGATCATCGACGATCCATTACCTCCACGCTTCCGAGGTGGCGTTCTGGCCCGACGCCGACATCGCGATGCTGGGGCTCAGACAAACCGTTCCGAACGAACCCGGCACCGTGATCGCTATGGAATCGACCGCTGAAGGCGTCGGCAACTTCTTTCATCAGCAATGGAAACTCGCTGAGGACGGCGAAAGCGAATACGAACCGATCTTCCTGCCGTGGTGGCGGCACCCCGAATACTTGGCGTCGCACATCAACGTGCCGCACGACAACCTTGGGTCGCTCGACTCCGAAGAGAAGATCCTGCGCGGCATGGGACTGTCCGACGACCGGTTGGCGTGGCGACGTTGGGCGATCAAGAACTTGTGCGGCAACGATCTCCGCAAGTTCCAGCAGGAATACCCGGCAACCCCCGAAGAAGCGTTCCTGTCGTCCGGTTCGAACGTGTTCCCCGCCCATTCGCTACGCGACTGCTACAAGCCTGAACGCGGCTACCAGGGGATGCTGGTGCGCGACGGACTGTCAGTGAAGTTCGTTCCGCACGAAGACGGGCCGCTCACCGTGTTCCAAGCCCCGTCGAAAGACCGGGATTACGGCAAGTACGTCGTGGCCGGCGACCCGACCCACACAACCCGTGGCGACTTCGCGTGCGCCCAAGTCCTCAACCGTCGCACGATGGAACAAGTTGCGGTGTGGCGCGGACGGATCGACCCGGCGTCGTTCGGGGAGGAACTGTTCAAACTCGGGCTCTACTACCACGAAGCGTTGGTCGTGTCCGAGATCGAAGGTCCCGGCTACTCGACGATCGGGAAACTGCTCGGCATGGAATACCCGAACATCTACCGGCGCGCCCGCCCCGACTCGACCCCCGGCAAAGTCTCCGGTGACCTTCACGGCTGGTCGACCACCGTCCAGTCCAAGCACCTCGCGATCGGATGGCTGTTGAAGTGCGTCGTGGACGGGTCGCTCGCCATTCACCACCCCAAGACGTACGGCGAGATGGGGAACTACATCACGTTGGAGAACGGCGGCTACGGAAACGCCGACCATGAAGCGCACGACGACACCGTGATGGCACTCGCGATCGCTGTCACCTGCCACATCCTCGACGGCCCCCTCATGGCGTACGGATCCAACCCTGGCCCCGCCGTACCAGGATCGCTCGACCCTGACGCCTGGGGTGACCTCGACACCTACGACCCGGAATGGAAGCCGTGATGGCGCTTTACACTTACCGCTGCTCGAACTGCTCCAGCATTGCCACTGTCCAAGCGCCGATCGCCGAAGGTCCGACAGCCCCGTCCTGCGGGGACTGTGGGTACGTCGGGCTGATGGTCCGCGACTACCGCACCGACGCCCCCCAACCCGCGCCGATGTGGCCCGAACACTTCAACCCTTCGTCCGGGACCGTTGTCCGAACCGAACGCCAGCTCGCCGACGACTTGAAGCGCAAAGACGAAGCTCTCTACCAACGAACCGGGATCGAACAACGGTCAGTTGTCGTGTCCGCAGCGGACACCAAACAGCCAGACTGACCCCTTCGACTCTTCGTCACCCTTCCTGACCGTTCCCTACCGCTACACTTGCCGATGTGAGCACGGCGCAGCCCTACGCACCGCCTGCCCCCGAGGGGGAGAAGCCGGCTTCTCCACGTCCCCACGTCGACCAGGCCAAAGCGGCGTACGTCCGAGAGTTGTTCCAACGAGCCCGGAACCATCGCCGGCCGATGCTCGACAAGTGGACATCGAACTACGAAATCCTCCACAACGACGTGTGGGCACCGAACCGTCCCGCCTGGTTGCCGTCCCCGAAGGTCGCTGAAATCTTCCCGACGATCGCGTCGCTTGTCGCTTGGGAATCCGACGCTTCCCCCACCTACGACATCACGCCGTACGCCGACCCGAACTCGCCGTACCACCAGACTCTCGAAGAGAGGGCACGGGACCTTCGTACCGCTGTGAAAGCGTCGTGGCTGATCAACAACTACGACTCCGAACTCCAGAAGATCCTGTGGGACGGCAAGACGTACGGCACCGGGATCTCGAAAGCTGTGTGGGATCCGCACGCCCACAAGGGTCAAGGCGACGCGACCCTGCGGCGAGTCGACCCGTTCTGGTTCTACCCGGATCCCGACGCGACGAACATGGACGACGGCCGGTACTACGTCGAGTGCTACGAACTGTCCGACGACGAACTCGAAGAACGGTTCCCTGGTGCGCTCGCAAAGGTCGGTGCCGGCGACAGCGAAGACATCGACCGGTCCCCCACCCAGCTCGACTCTTCCCCCGGATCCCGCCCCAAGGCGAACACCCGGCCGATTTCCCCTGCTACCAACTCGTCGTTCTCCCGCCCTGGGCAGATCCATTCGTGGTCGTCCAACGTCGAATCGAACCGGCACACGATCATCGAATGTTGGCATCGCTGCGAATGCGGAGAGTCGGAACACGACAAGCGGATCAAAGCTCAGAAAGCGAAAGAGCAAGAAGCAGCCGAAGTCGGCATGGACGTGGAGTCCATCGAAACCCTTCGCCGGATGGCCGACGAAGTGACCAGCGAAGAACCAGCCGCACCGCCGGCCGCACCACCCGATCCTCTCGCTGACCCTTCGCTCGAAGCGGCGTTCCAAGGCGACATGGGTGGCGACATGGGCATGGGTGAGCCCGCACCCGCACCCGCCCCCGAAGCTGCCCCTGCTCCCGTCCCGCTTCCCGACCCGGCAGGTTTCACCCCTACTTCGCATTGGCATTGCACAGTCATCACTGCTTCCGCTGTGCTGATGGACGCTCCGGTCGACGCGATCTGGTCGCATGGCCGGCATCCGTTCGACCGGTTCGTCCCGGTTGACCAGGGCGAGTTCTGGGGTGTCAGCATGGTCGAGCTGCTGGCCCCGGTTCAGCATTCGATCAACCGTCTGCTTTCCGCGATCGAACAGAACATCTGGCTGGCCGGCAACCCGGTGTTCAAGGAAGACAGCCGATCCGGCTTGCAACGCACGAAGATCACGAACAAGCCGGGTCAGCGGCTCACGGTCGCAGCGAACTCGCAGGCCGAATGGTTGAACCCGCCGCAGATCCACCCTCAGCTCGCCATGCAGCTCGTCACGTTCTACGTCGATCAGATCGAACGGATCTCCGGGTTGTCCGCTGTCGTGCGGGGCGCTACCCCGACCGGTCGCAACGCTCAAGGTGTTCTCGATTCGGTTCAGGAAGCAGCGTTCGTTCGTACCCGGATGGCGCTCCGCAACCTCGAAACGATGCTGCGGAACTCAGGCCAGAAGATCGCAGCGTTGATCGCCGAGTTCTACGACACCCCAAGGGTCGTGGCGACAGTCGGTCCGACCGGCGAGAAGTCCGTCACGTCGCTCCAAGCGCAGCATTTCTACGTTCCCGATTCCAGCGGCACCCCGACTCCGATGGAGTTCCAGCTTTCGATCCAGGCCGGTTCGACCCTTTCGACTTCTCGCGCCGCCCGGATCGCTGAAGCCGACACTCTCTTCGCGATGGGAGCGATCGACGAGGAAGCCCTCTTGATCGCTCACGATTTCCCGAACTGGCCGATCGTCGCCGCAAGGGTCCGCGAGATGAAAGCGGCGATGGGAATGGGTCCGCAACCAAACGCCCGAGCAGCAGCAGGGAGACTCACATGAGAAGCATCGCCCGTACCGTCACCACCACCCGATCGTTGGTCGCGTCGGGTGGCACGACTGTCAACTCGAAGTCCGTGGCGGTCCAGGTGCCCGTCACCGGAGTTGTCGTGTACGTCGGCGGGGCCGATGTCACCACAGCGAACGGGTTCGAGGTTGCGTTGGGGGCAACGATCTCGGTTGATCTCACAGGTGACGAACTGTGGGCTGTTGTCGCGTCCGGTACGCAGACCGTGCGAGTGCTGGAAGAGAACGCCTGATGCCTGGGATCCTGTACGACCCGCCGTCAGGGGGTGCGACCCCCGGCGAGATCCAAGCAGCGGTCAACGCGTACCTCACCGCGAACCCTCCCGGTATCCCCACCGCGACACAGATCGTGTTCTCCCCGAACCCGGACAACAACCTGGTGGGGCTCAACAACCTCCAAGCTCTTGTCAACGATGTCGACGAACGAAACCTCGTCGTGTCGACCGACGACACGATCAACGACGTGCGACGTGTCACCCAGGCGCAGTACAACGCGTTGACACCTCCGAACTCGACAACTTTGTACATGGTGGTCGGTTGATGGGGTTGTTCGACAGCGAAGGCCGTGTCGTGGACCGCGAAGCGTTGCGGTCCGTTCAGATCGCTGCGAACGGTCCCCGCCGGCCGGTCACAACGATCGACCGTGACCGCAACGTGAAGATCGTCGAATCGGTCCGCGACGACAACGGCGCAACCGCCGGTTTCCACACCCATCACGCTTCGGGGCGTGTCGACTGCGACGTGTTCGCCGAAACCGCCCGAACGTCTGTCACCAGCTAGAGGAGCCCCCAATGTCTTTCGCAGCTTCATACGTCAACGGTAAGTACCTCGAAGGGTTGATGCAGCAGACCATCAACCCGAACTGGTCAACCGATTCGATCGCTGTCGCGTTGCACACCGATGCGATCTCCAGTCAGAACAAGAACAACCAGGAGTCATGGCCCGGCACCAGCACCGAAGTGTCGTCGGCCGGGTACACGTCGAAGGGACAGACGCTCACCGCGCCGTCGTTCGTCGCGTCCGGTAGCGTCCTCGCGTTCGACGAAACCGACGCGAACATGCAGTGGACCGGTGTCACGTTCACCGCGCAGGGTTGCATCATCTTCAACGACACGACCACATCGCCGTACGCCGATCCGGTGATCTGCGCGATCAACTTCGGCACGCCGCAGAACGTTGTGAGCGGCACGTTCACGATCACCTGGGCTGCAAGCGGCATCTTCGTCGCGAACTACTGAAAGGCCGGTGTCATGCCGATCACCACTCTCGATCAGGTCATCGCCGGTTCCCAACCGCCGCAGTTCGCCACGAAGCTGGCGTCAGGCACGCTGGTCGCTGGCCGTCCGTTCGCACCGTTGTTCCTCGGGGGGCAGCCGGGTGCTGCTACCGCCCCAACGCCCGGTATCGGTGGTGCTGTCGTCACCAGCCTCGCGGGGCAGATCCCGTTCACGAACCCGACTGGCGGCAACTTCACCTACCTGTCCCGGTTCTCGGGTGCGTCCACCTCGGCGGGTGTGCTGATCCTGTGCGACTTGTTGTGGTGGAACAGCGGTATCACCATCACCGCTACCACCGAACAGACGTTCACATCGTCGCCGCAGATTCCGGCCCGTGACGCCAACGGAGCGAATCTTGGTGCTGGCGTGTACGGCGGGCTGCTGGTGTCGACCGCGACGGGTGCCGGTACACCGACTGCGACGCTGAAGTACACGAACCAGGCTGGTACGCAGGACCGTACCGCCACCAATATCCAAGCAACTGCCGCCACTACCCCCGCCGGCACCCTCTACCAGTTCGGGTTGGCCGCTGGTGACACAGGTATTCAGCGTGCTCAGTCCATCCAGCTTTCTGCCACTTGGACTTCCGGCACGATCCACGCCGTGCTCTACCGGCCCATTGCTGTCTTGGAGCTGGCTACCGGCAGCATCCCGAACGCGACCGACGCGATCTCCGGTGGACTCCCCCGCCTCTACGACAACTCTGTCTTGTTCCCGTTGCTGATCCCGGCGTCGACCACCTCTTCGAACATCTCGGCGTCGATCGTCTACACGCAAGGCTGACATCGTGCCTGTCGTCGGCACCAACTATCAGCAAGCGATCCGGTTTCGCGTCCCGTACGTTCGACGAACCGCGACCGGTGCCGCGCCTGTCACGTTCAACACGTTCTTCTTCGGTAGCTCTTCGGACAGCGTCACGACGAGCCCGCCGAGAGTCACAGCGGCCGTCCCAACTCCGGTCATGCCGCTGCTGTACCGCTACCAGGGGACAGCAACACAAGGGCTTGGTGAACCACCGACACCGGGCTCGTCAGCGTGGGGATCTGTTGGTGTCGCAACCGGCGGCAAGTACGACCCCCCGGCACTCGACAACATCCTGACCGGCACTTCGACGATCGGGTCGCGTTCTGTCGAAACGCTCCGGTTCCGCGACGCGCTCGCGGGCGGGGCACCCCGCTGGGATCTCGCTCTTGGCGCGCAACCCGACAGGCTGTTACCGACACGACTCACTGGGCCGTACTCGTTGCGGTTCTACTTTCGGATCCCGAACGACACCATCGGCAGCTATCCGCTTGTCAGTTTCTACAACCAGGGTTCGCTCGAATACTGGTTGTTGACGTTCTACGACGCGACAAACAAGAACCGCCCGTTCTTCGGCACCGGCCTCACCGGTCAAGCTCCTGCTCTGACCCCGGCGAGTGGCTGGTTCCGTTGCGAAATCCAAGTCGACCCGGACCGGTCACCGAAAGTTGTTACCCGCTACTACGCGGCTGACTCGGCAACTGTTCAACAGTCGCTCACCGCGAACCCGACGAACACAACGATCGACATGGTTCGGATCGGGGCGCACACGGCAGCGAACCTGTCTGGTTCCGAACTCCAGTTCACCGATTTCGAGATTTATTCGGACTACACGCTCGGCGGGCAGTTCACCTCGAACCCGGCAAGTCCAACAGCAGCGTCGACCACCGCGACCGGAGCGCCTGCGTCGAACCAGACGATCGACGCGAAGTTCAACTACAACTCGGCGACGAACAGTTCGCTTCCCGGCGCAACCCTGGTTGACGGCACCGACTACACGACGCTCATCAACCAGCATTACACGACCGCTCAAACGTTCGGCCGGCAGTTCACCTTGTATCAGCCGACCGGCACCCCGCCTGCGGGTGGTTGGCCGGTTGTCGTGTGGGCGCACTCCGGGTTCTTCCGGTCGGGTTCACGCGCCGATCTGCCGCCAGCCTGGCGCGACGACCTTCTTGCCGCCGGTTACGCCGTCGCAACGATCTCGTATGTCCGCACATCGGTTGATGCGAACCCGACGTACGACCCTTACGGGACCGCTGACCCGTTGGCAACCCCGGCGAACAGTCCCGGTTTCGGCCGTTACCCGTCGATGATCCTTGATTACAAGCGGGCCGCGGCGTTCATCAGGGACAACGCTTCGACGGCGTCGGGCGGCAACAACACCTACCCGAATCTGAACGGTCAACGGCTCATCGCGACCGGTTTCTCCGCAGGCGGCTACCTGGCGTTGGCAGCAGCAACAACCCGTAACCTCGGTTTCGACCGCCAAGGCAACGAACTGTCGCTCGCGAAAGCAGCAGCAGCCGGCCGACCGTGGGCCGACGGCTACACGGGCTCCGACCCCGAGTTCCTGGGGGCGTTCGTGTACGCCGCCCCAATCGACCTCGACCGGGCAGCAGCGTGGGATCCGACCCGCCCCGAGAACGGCAGTTTCATCAACACTGCGTACCGGGCGTTCCAAGGGTTGTTGAACATCGGGACAACCATCGCGCCACCCGCCCCGCACACAACCATCGCTGCCTTCATCGCTGCGAACGCCGCGAACGTCCCACCGATCGCGTATGTGCGTGGCGCATCCGACTATCTCGTCCACTGGGAACACCAGCAGGTACTCGCCGACGCGATGAAAGCCGCTGGGCTCGAATCGAACTACCTGGAAGTTGTCACCCCGAACATTCACAACCGGGCGAACCTCATCTACGACCGCGAAACCGACATCGGGATCATCAACGGGATCGCAGGGAACACCGGCAGTGACGCTTCGGTCACAACAACCGCTCCGACAGTCACAGCGACCGTTCCCGAAGTGTCCACGCTGGTTGTGCAGAACCGTTCGGTCGAAACAACCTCACCGGCCGCGTTCTTCAACGTTCCAGAAGACAACGATCCTTTCGTTCAGCAGAACCGTACGGTCAATCCAGACGCCCTAACCGTTGGGTTCTCAACGTCAGCTACCGGTTCGGTGTCCGGTGCCGTCGAGGTGACACCAACTCCACCGGTTGTCACGGTCACTGTCCCCAATTCCGGTGCCCAAATCCAACAGGACCGTTCGGTCACACCGACCCCACCAGCAGTCAACCTGTCGACTTCTGCTACCGGTTCGGTATCCGGCGACGTTTCGGTCGACGTTTCGGCTGTTTCGATCACGTTCACTGCTGCGGCTACAGCTCTGGTTCAACAGGACCGGCCGATCACACCGATCCCGCCGTCTGTCGGGATGGTTGTTGTTCAACCAGCAGTCGAAGTAACACAGATCCCGATCCTTGTCGGCACCGGTCGTATCACCGGTCTATGGATCGGCAACCAGACGGTTTCAAGGGTGTACGTTGGGTCGAACCTGATTTGGAGCAACAACTGATGCCCATTTCCTACGATCCGCCCCCTTCAGGCGGCACCGCTCCCGCTGACATCCAAGCTGCTGTCAACGCATGGTTGACTGCGAATCCTCCTGGTATCCCGAACCATTCAGCGTTGCCTGACCGGTTGACGAACGGTCACCCTGGTTCTGTCGTGACGTTGACACCGCCGTCGGGCACCGGTTTGTTGCCGAACACTGTCAACAATGTCCAAGCGTTCCTCACCGCGATCGACGCTGTTCCGCTCGGCACCGGGCTTCCCGGCCCGCAAGGGTCGCAAGGGTCGCAAGGACCGGTCGGTCCTGCTGGCCCCGCTGGTCCCGCTGGGGCACAAGGACCGATCGGTAACACTGGGTCACAAGGCCCGGTTGGTGCCACTGGTGCCACTGGTGCGGCAGGAGCTACCGGTCCTGCTGGTGCGACGGGTCCCGCCGGTCCCGCCGGTCCTGCCGGTCCCGCCGGCACGAACGGCACAAACGGTGCGAACGGTTTGTCGGCCTACCAGGTCGCGCAGAACAACGGGTTTCTCGGCAACCAAACCCAATGGCTCGCTTCGCTTGTCGGCACCCCCGGCGTCCAGGGACCCCAAGGTGATCAAGGTGTGCCCGGCCCGATCGGCGAAACCGGTCCGACCGGCCCGCCGGGTGTGTCGATCACTGACAGCGAAGTGGTTGCTGCCCGTTCGACGTTCCCGACGCTCGGCGCTCGACTCGATTCGATCCAAACCAGCGGTTCGACCCCAGGTGTTGTCACCGCGACAGTGCAGGAGATTGTCTGATGCCCAACGAGATCCCACCGAACAACATCGTTGCCGGCGACACCCGGCACGTCTTGTTCCACAACAACATCAGCGACGTGTTGACGAACCATCTGTCGCGCCTCGGTGTGCTGGAGAACAACCAGCTTGTCGTCAAGGGCACGGTGTCGTCCGAGTCGAACCTGCCGGCTGTCGGCACTCCCGGCGACTTGTACTTCGTCGGAAACGAAGGCGATCTGTACGGCTGGGATCCGACAAGCGGAACGTTCAAGTTCCTTCAGAACTTGTCGGGCCCCACCGGGCTCACCGGCACACCCGGCACGATCGTCGGGTTGCTCAGCACCGGCCAGAACCCGCCGGTCGGTTCGCCGTACGGTTCGCTCTGGTTCGTCGCGAACACCGCTCTTCCGAACCCGACGGTCACCCCGGCGTTCGTCGGTTCGACCGCGAAGTGGGTTGGTTCGACAACCAGCACGACGATCTCGGTGCCGAACACAGGTGTGCAGAACGGCGACATCGGTGTGATGGCTGTCGCGTTCTCGACAACGAACACGTTGCACACCCCCGCGCCGGCCGGCTGGACGTTGATCGAAACGGTGCGCGACACGAACTTCTCGGCGTTCCTGTTCGTCAAGGAGATGGCGGTGTCCGATTCGTCGTTCACGATCGCTCAGCCTGACGGCACCGGTTACCGCAAGGCGGCGTCGATGATGGTGTTCCGCAACGTCCGGTTGAACACGTCGCCGGTCGCGCCGCACGCCCGTTCCACATTGAACGTGAGTACCGCGTCGAACACCCAGGCGATCCCGACGGTCGCGACGACAGTCACGTCGATGCTCGCAACGTTCTGGTTGGAACGCCAAGGCACATCGGTCGGGTACACCGCTGGCGGCACCGGGTTCACTGCACCGTCGGCGTTCACGAAGGCGAACGGCGAAGGGATCAACACCGAAACCGGTACGTCGTCGGCGTCGTCGGTCATCGGTGCGTACGACCTCACTGAACGGGCGACAGGCACGATCCCGTCGGGTTCGCCGACATGGACCCGTGAGAACCTTGGTTCGCCCACTACGAACAACGTCGTGTTCACCGTGGCGCTAGAGGCTCTGTAATGCCTGTCAGGTTGTGGACCGACACCGGTTGGGTCGACGGCAACGTTGTCATGTCGAACGGTTCCGGCGGCACTGTCGCCGGGGAGATCCGCGCGTGGCCGTGGCTGCCCGGTGTCAACCTGGTGAACCAGCTCATCTACCCGGCGTTCGCGGCGGTGCGACTCGGTCACAACGAAGCGAACGACGGGACACCGTTCGCGGCGAACGCTTTGTACACGTCGGAAACCCTTGAGTCGTTGCGGCCGCGGATCCTCGGCCATGTGAACCTGCGGGTGTTGTCGACCGGTGAACTCGTTTCGTCGTTCGCTGACACAGTGTCGGCAACCGCTGTGTCGGCAACCACTGCTACGACATGGAACACGCGGACAGTCGCGTCGCCGGTTGGTGGCGCAGCGCAACCCGCCGGGTTCTGGGCAAACGCGACGTACCCGACGAAGTCGATCGCTACCGAATGGGCCGGCAAGCAGATCCTTGTCGCCGAGCTGTCTGTCGGCACCGCCCGCGATCCTCTCAAGTCGTGGGTTGCGGCGAACCAGGCGCAAGGGTCGACGATCGCGTTGTCGTCGGTGTACGCCGACTGTACGAACATGGCGGCTGCCGGGCTGTACACGGTGTGGCAGCCTTCGACGTTCCCCGGTGATTCCGGCAACGCGACGTACGCTGCTGCTGCTGCTGCCGGCATATGGGGTGTGTACATCGCTGCTGGGACCGTGACGAAGCAGATGTGCGACGCCGCGAAGGCAGCCGGGTTGAAGGTGTGGTCCGGGCAGTTCACCACCCCAGCAGCCGCGTCCGCTGCGGTAGCTCTCGGTGTCGACGTTGTTCTCACTCCGAACCCGACAACGGTCGCGCCTGCAACGGGACCGTTCCCGGTGAACCAGACGATCACCCACGGGTACACCTGGGCGTCCGGGTCGAGTGGCCAGTACAACCCCGACTACATGATCAACACTGTCGGGTTGCGCGCCCCCCAGGTGATCCGCAGTTACAACGCAGGGAACCTCGGGTCGGACACGCCTGCGTCACGGCTCGCACTCGGCTACCCGGTGTCTCTGTCGTGGAAGCCTGACGAAGCAACGTTCGGCACCAGCTACAACGCGGTGTGGCGCACCACCGCCGAAACATGGATCCGTGCGAACGTCCCGAAGTCCACGAAGGTGTTCCTCACCGCGCATCACGAACCGGAAGGGCCGTGGCCGTTCCCTTCGACCGACGGTTCCGACTGGCAGCGACGCTGGAAGATCGGTCAGAACCAGGTGACACAGATGTGCCGGAACCTTCGGTTGGAAGGCTGGGACATTTGGGGTATGCCGATCCTGTGCGACTGGCTCGACTACTGGAACGACGGCCATTCCTTCTCCGGGTGGGCTCCAACCGACGGGTCGTTCGATGTCGACATCATGGGTTGGGACGCCTACCCGATGGGCAACACGGCTTCGGGTCGAGCTCGGATCGGTCGACTCAAGATGACCGCCGATTTCGTGCGGGCACCGTACGCGTACCCGTACAACCCGGCGACGTTCAAGGGTGCCGACGGGCGCAACGACATCTACGCGACAACTCGCAAGCTCGCGAAGCATTCGTTGGATCTGTCAGCGGCGTTGGGTCGCGAAGTGCCGTGGGCGAACCTCGAAGTCGGTTTGATCCGCGGTGATGTCACTGGCACCCCGCCGGCTGCCCGCCCGACAACCGGCAGCCCGACCGACGGCACGTCCGACACCCGCTACTGGTACACGCTCGAACAGCGAGCCCAATGGTTCCGTGATTACGGCAACGATCTGTACACCCTTCCGGCGCAAGGGTTGCCGGCCCCGCTGTTCGTCACTTGGTACTTCAACGGTGGATGCATGGTGTTCGCGAACGAAGGCACAGCCGTCGCTGCGATCAACCAGACGTTGGACCGGTCGGTGCCGATCAACTGGCCGCGAGCCTGACGTTCCCTCTTTGCCATCTCCCTACCGCTACACTGACTCTTGACCCATCACACAGGAGGCAGCCATGCCGCAGGGACACAAGGCCAAGACGGGCAACGCTCCGATCCGCAAGGTCGGCCACACGAACGGTTCGCGCTACGGCCAGGACGGTTCGGCGAAGGTGCGGGGCTCGAACTCGGGCTCCGAGAACACCTACAAGTGACCTGACCCCCCACCTACCTTTGTGACCCCCCGAAGGTAGGTGGGGGTAAAGGGTTTCGACGAGAGGAACCAGCATGGCTTCAGGCACCCGACAGACCAACACTGCGGACGAACAGCTCCGCAAGCTGCTGCCGATGATCACGGAGCTGAAGCTCTCCGAAGACGCCGACCCGGATTTCGTCACCGAACTGGAAACCCGTGTCATCTCGAAGATCCGCGAGCCGTTGGACCGAGCGAACGCGTTGTCTCAGGCGGCGCAGCAGATGGGTGGAGCGGCGGCTGGAGGGGCTGGTGGGGCGGCAATGGGAAGCGCGATGGGGATGATGGACCCCGCCGCTTCTGCCGCTCCCACCACCGAAGCAGCCGGCATGCCGATCGAAATGCTGGCCCAGGTGCTCGCCTCTCAGGCACCCCAGGCAGTTCCTCAGCGCGGCCTCCAGCCGTCACCCGCAATGCCGCCGCCCGACGAGCTGCGGCGCATCCTCACCCCTCAGTAACGGAGGAACCCCATGACCACCCCTGAAGCATCCACCGATCAGTCCGACGCGTCCGACATCGAACCCGACCCGGTCGGGCAGATCACCCCGGCGTTCAACGAAGACGATCTGCGTTCCCACTTCGAGCCCGACCCCGACCCCGAGCCGGAACCCGACCCGGAACCGGAACCCGAGCCGATCGCAGCGGAGGACCCCAGTGACCCTTCGGAGCCCTCGCCGGAACCCGCGGTGGAGGTGGAGGAACCGGTTCCCGCAGCCGACCACACCGCCCCGGAACCCGAACGGCCTGCCACGCCCGACCCCACCGCGGACCCACGAACCGCGACCATTGAGATCGGTGGCACCACCTATCTGTTGAGCGACGTTCAGGCGCAGTTGGAGTGGGCTCGTTCGCTCACCCCGGACCAGGCGGCAAGGGTCGCGACAGCGTTGACCGACCCTTCCCCCCAGGTCGCTCCACCCGTTGAACCCGCTCAGCCTGTTGCTGCCAGCCCCCAGTTCGATCCCGACGAGTTCGTCGACCCGCAACTCGCCCAGTACGTCCAGCAGCAGCTCGCTGAACGCGACGACGAGATCGCTCGCCTTCGGCAGATCGAAGAGCAGCGAGCCAACGTCGAGTTCGCCGATCAGCAAACCCGGATCGAACAGTCTTGGCGGGTCACCCAGTCGACGGTCGCTGAGCAGTACGGGTTGTCGGACATCGAAATGTCGGCGCTCACTTCGACGATGGAACGGTCCGGGATCGTCGCGTTCCTCGCGCAGCGCGACGGGATCGCCGATCCCGAAGCGTTGTTCCGCACGGCGTACGAGCAGACCTACTGGACGACACCGGAGTTCCGCGACCGGGCGATCCAAGCGACCGCGCAGCAGACCGCGAACGAAGCAGCTCAGCGCGCGGCTGAAGCAACCCAAGCTCAGCAGGACCGCAAGACCCGCGCTGCTGCGCTCACGGGTGGCGGCGGAACCCCTCCATCTCGTCAGCCGGCACCTGCTCCGTCGTCCAGTCAGGACCGGTTGGCAGCTCTCGCTGAAGGGATCCGACAGGGCATGTCCACCAACTGACCCTTTCTGCCCCTACACTTCACTTATTCCTCTCCCCTGGGGTCTTCCAATCCAGATCCGACCTCACCCTTCAAACCGGTGAGTCCCCCAGTGGGAGGAATCCATGCCAGCGACCGCCATCGGCGTCGACACCGTGTCAGCCCTGTCTCGGCAGTACGTCATGCCCGAGATCGTGGACGCTGTGTACGACTCGAACGTCCTGTTCCACCGGCTCACCAAGGCCAACAAGAAGGTCATCCAGGGCGGCACCCACATCGAGGTGCCCATCCAGTACGCCCGTCCGAACAACGCGCAGGCGTACTCGGGCTACGACGTGCTGAACACCGCTCCGTTCGACGTGATCCGCAACGCGGTGTTCGACTGGAAGCAGTACGCCACCCTCGTCACCGTCGATGGTCTGACGCTGATCAAGACCGACAACCCGGAAGCGATCGCCCAGCTCATCAAGACGCAGTTCGAGCTGGCGAAGGCCGACTTCGTCCACGTCCTCGGCACCGACCTGTACCGGGGCAACGCTTCGGACCCGGACCGGCTGACCGGTCTGTCGCAGGCCGTCGCCGCATCCGGCACCTACGGTGGCTTGAACCATTCGAACACGTTCTGGCAGTCCAAGATCGACAACAGCACGGCGCTCGGTTCGATCAGCCTGGACACCCTCCAGACGATCTTCTCGCAGCTCACGATCGGTCGTGAGTCCCCGACGCTGATGATCGGTCGGCGTCCCGTCTACAACCGTCTGTGGAACCTGATCTACGGCACCAGCGGTGCGAACGTCCAGATCAACGTGCCCGCAGGCGGCGCAGACGAACTGCTCGCCACCGCCGGCTTCACGAACATCCTGTTCAACAACGTGCCGCTCGTCATGGACTCGCAGGTGGACGCTTCCACCGGCACCCCCACCAACGGCAAGCTGTACATGCTGAACGAGAACTGGTTCGAGCTGGCAGTGTCTCCCCGCGCCGACATGGCGATGGAGGACTTCGTCACGCCGCACGACCAGGACGCCATGACCGCGAAGATCCTGTTCGCGGGTGAGCTGATCTGCAAGAACCCCCGCCTCCAGGGCGCTTTCACGGCGCTCTGATCCGGCCCACAAACCTTCGAGAGAAGAGGAACCTTCATGTCAGCACACATCACAAACCCGAAGGGTGCGTTCGGCCAGCGGGCCGACGACAGCCCGGCCGGTCAGGTCACCACCGAGTACGAGGCTTCCGCAGCCATCACGCTCGGCCAGGTGGTCGCGATCACCTACACGGCAGCGACCGGCAAGTTCACCGTCGCCCCGACGACCGCCACGACCGACCAGGCGATCGGCGTCGCGACCCGTTCCGTGGACACTGGCGAGACAGTCAAGGTCGTCACGTCGGGACCGGCGCTCGTCCGCGCAACCGCCTCTCAGACCGCAGGCGCGAGCGCGACGACCCGAGCAGTGTCCGGGTCCGCCGCCGGTCGCATCGTCGCTTCCCCCGCCACGCTCGGACATCGCACCCTCGGGTTCGTGATGGAGAACATGACGGGCCTCTCGAACGACGCGCTGGTGGCCGTCTACGTCACGCCCCACACGGCGTACGCGAGCTGACCAACCCTTCACTGACCCCATCACCCTTGTAAGGGTAGGATCGACCGGAACCACATGGTTCCGGTCGATCCGCGTTCGGGACCCTTCAGCCTCACGACTTTCCCCACAGGAGTCCCACCATGCAGCAGTCGATCCGCCTCAAGAACGCTGGCACCGAACCGTTCGAGCACCTGTACGCAGGTGAGATGGTTCGGATCGAACCCGGTTCCGAACTGTTCGTGCCGTTCGACGCGATGGTCGCGTTCATGGGCCACCCGAACCTCCGCAACAACGAGTACGAGAACTGGCGGGACGAGTCGTACATGAACCTCTGCTTGTTCTACGGAGCGGTCGGAGTCGAAGGGGTCGACGTGAAAGTCCTTCCCAAGCTCGAAGCGTGGGATTCGGACGGCAACCGGATCTCCACGATCCTCGACGACCCTTCCGGTGAACGAATCCAAATTGATGCCCCCGAGCATTCGGACACGGCGATCATGGCTCAGCAGCTCGCAGCGATGAAGGCGGCGATGGAATCAGCCGGCATCGACATCCCCGACGCGAACACCGCAGCTCCCGCAGCCCCTTCGGTTCCCGCCGGCCCGATCACCGACGAGATGCCCCCCGCTGACGAGCCCGTCAAGGTAAAGGTTGGGCCTGCCCGATGAAGCAGATGGGTCAGATCGACTTCGATCGCCTGCTCGAAGTGACGATCGAACTGGCGCGCAAGCACGTCGAGCTGGCCGAACTCACTGCCACCGAGAAGGAAGGGAAGGTCACCGGCCATTTCCGTGCTGAAGAGAAGTCGGTGAGCGCACGGGACCGCGAAGCCGAGTTCCAAGTCCTCAACCTCACCACCGACATCATCCGGTTGAAGGGTCACATCGCAGCGCTCGAAGTTGAGCATCGGACCCTTCTGGCGTGGCTCGATTTCCAAGGAAACGTCGGGTCTTGGAGCTGACATGCCGGCGAACGACGAACTGACTTTCATCGAACTGTCCGATTTCACACCGGGGATCACTTCGGCGTACCAATCAGCCGGTGGCCCCACACCGTCGCCCGGTCCCGGCGAAACCCCATCGTCGAACGCTCAGATCCGCGACACCTGGGGTTGTTACGGCCATCCGAACGGTGGGCTCCACCCGCTTCCCGGTGCGGTCGAAACGATCACCGAAACGTTGCAGCCGATCTCGTCGGGACACGCCCGGATCTGGCCCGGCGACGCGATCCTCGCTACCCATGTGATGTCTCCGGTTGTCGGGAACACGACCCGTACGCAGACCAGCGCTTCGTTCCCAGCGACTCCCGATTTGATCTCGGTTGTGTACGGGGCGCATACGAACAACGGGAACAACCGGAGGATCAGCTACCGGATCGTCCAGTATCGCCGCGGGTCGACGCCCGCCACCCGGTTCGTACCCGCTTCGTGGGTCGATGAATCCCCTGACATGGTGAACTATGCGGCGTCGGTCGCTCAGGTCACAACCGGCACCGTGTGGGACGAATCGGTCAAGGCGTACCAGGGGTACACGACCGACGACGGCGAATCGGTGCCCGGTCACCAGCCGGGACGTGTCGGGTTGATCTACAACATCAACGGGGCCGGGGCCGGCACCCAAGGCCGGGCGTACATTTGGCCTCGGATCCATTACCGCACCGCGGCCGAAACCGAATCCGCTGGCTTGTTCATCGACGCGGCATACCGTTTGCGGCCGTACATCAACGAACTGTTCCAGAACCCGCAGTTGTTCCCGGCGTACATCGGGTTGTCGCACCAGAACCGGTATCTGTTCTGCAAGCAGGCGTACACAGCGAACCCGCTGCTCGACCCGTTCCTGCCGTGGGGCCAGCAAGGGATCCGGCTGGGTTCCGAATCGCAGTTCGCGTCGGGTGATTTCTGGCGGTACACCCCCCCGAACGACCTTGCCGGCGAAGGGTACACAACGTCGACACCGACGGGCATCGGTGTGTTTCCGGCTGTCGAGTTCACCGCTACCCGATTCGGGCAGGCCACTTCCGGGTTCGGGGCGGCAGCGTCGATGAACGCTTCGGAGTTGTACCTGGTGAAGCAGACCGGCGGCGGAACGATCGTTCGTGGCAACATCGACTCGCCGCAAGTCACTGACTATCCAGGGATCCCTTCGACGATGGGAGCGGCGTGTGTTCCGGCGGTGTCGCCGCTCGGGATGATCTACGGGACAGTGAACGGTGTGTACGCGTGGTCCGGTGCCGACCAGGCGCAGAACATCGCCCCGCAGCTCGAAGGGTGGTTCTGGAAACCGCAGGACGGCAGCACGGAACGCAACGAGTTCAACGCGTCGCACGGCAAGTTCATGTACCTGTACCCGTTCGTGTTCGCTCCGAACAACTGGGTGATGGACACCCGGACCGGCGGCTGGTTCCGGTTGAGCGACCCTGATGACGGCGTGTGGAAGGACTACAACGCGACAGCAGTCGGGTCGTTCTACGCGCATCCCGGCCGGTTGTACGACAACGCCGGGACAGTCGCGACACGATTCAGCATGAACGCCGGTCAGCACAACTGGTCGTGGCGGTCCCAGCCGATCCCCGCGACCCGTTCCCGCACCCTTCGGTTCCGCGAAATCAACATTGTTGCCCAAGGGTACGGGCAGATCGTTGTGACGCTCCACGGGATCAACGGCCTGTCGGGCTCCGCGACGTTCACCGTTGATTCCGACGCGCCTATCGCTCAGATCCTTCCGGTTGCTGTCGACACCCACGATGTCGAAATCCAAGTCGAAGCGTTCGGCGATCCCAACGACCCGGTAGCTCCCGCCCCGATCCTGTACCGCATGTCGGTCGGGCATCAGCCCGGCAACACCGTCGGCAAGGTTGTGCCGCCGGAACCCGGTATCTACACGGCGAACGTCGCGTCGGAACCGGCGGTCACTGCTGCGGTCCCGAGAACGTTCACGCTCAACGACCTGTTCGCTTCGGTGACCGGCGGCGGAACGGTCACCGCTGTCAACGAACTCGAACTCGACATCGTCTGCCAGGTGAACAGCAGCCCGGTCGCGTCGTTCGTGACGATCGCTTTGTCGGGCGGTGCCGGCGGCGGCGAATGGGAGTTCGACACAGTACCGGGAAGGAACATTGGAACGTCCACTGTTGAGGTGGGGCGCACACAGTCGTTCACGGTCACGTCCCCGCCGTTCGATTCCGTTGCCGGTGTCCAAACGATCCGGTTCACTCCCGACAACCCGGCTGCCTGGTCGGGGTTGACCGCTGCGATCACAGTGACCGGCGGCGCGTTCTACCGGATCGTCGGAGCGCGAACGAAACTGATGCTGGGGTTCTGATGCCGATACCGCGTCAATCCAAACTGAACCTTGTTGACTCGAAGCTCGGTGCGTCGCTCGGCGAGTCATCGAACTGGTTGAACCTCGAACAGACTTTCCAACGGTTGCCGTTCTTCCCGGTGTTCGAGAAGGACATCACGTTCCCGGCAGGCAGCACGATCATCACCGCTCAATCAGCGGTCGAGATGTTCCTGACCGGCGACGGCTATGTGCGGGTCCCGTTCTTCAAGCAGGAAGAATGGACTGACATGGTGGTGCGGATCGAAATGTCCGGTTGGACAAGCGTGGCACCAACCCGCGTGAACTTCGGTGGGCAGTTCGTTCGCCCGAAGAACGCCGCTGACACGTTCCGATGCCCACAGGTTGGCCGTTACCAGTTCGGTGCCGGTCAAACATCGGATCACCGGTTCATGGCCGGTCAGCAGCGTGTCAGCGGGATACGGCCGGGGCGTTGGGAGTTCCGGCCGTCATGGTGGGTCGATGGAACAGATTTCCGGTTCAACACGAACTCGACGTTGTACATCAGTGTCGCCGAGATGATCCCCCCAGCCGTGTACTTCCAACTGTAAGGAACGATGGATGATGGCAACTCAAGGACAGATCCTTTCCACGGTCCGCATCCGGCTCGACGAACCGGTCGCTACCCGCTGGTCCGATCCTGAGTTGCGGACCTACATCAACGAAGGCGTGAAGGATGTGGCGCGCCGATCCGAAACGATCCAGAAGCAGGTGGACCTTCCGGCGGTCGAAGGGGAACGCAAGTACCGTTTGCCGGCTGATGTGCTTCGCGTCCACAAGGTCGAGTTCCAACGCACGGGAGACACCCGGATCTTCCCGATCGAATACGCGGACCTTCATTCGATGGACGCCATGTGGTACACGCAGCAGGCTGTCACCCGCCGCACCCCCACCCATTTCACGATGTGGGGCTACCCGCCGGTCCTCGACCTGGTTTGCTACCCGACACCGGACACTGGGGGTTCGTGGCGGTTGCACTACTACTCGCTTCCCGACGACCTCGCGACCGTCGATGCGTCCGACCAGACCACACAGCTCCAGATCCCTTCAGGTTGGGAGGATCTGGTGATCGAATACGCGATCTACCTCGCGCTCCGCAAGGACGCTTCGCCTCGCTGGCAAGAAGCGAAGGGTGCGTACGAAGAGCACATCGACGACATGCTCACCCGCACCGCACGTTGGACCGACCAGGGTGGGGCGATCTCGCCGAACACCGGTCGGATGCTTCCCGATTGGCTCGTCGGCGGGTACTGACCCTTCACTCACCCTTCCGGTAGGCTGAAGGCGTGAGCGTCATGGCGCAGTTGCGAGCCGGAGCGAAGAGCCCGCACCCTCGGGCGCCTCAAGGCGGTCCGAGAACTCCGCAAGCAAACCCTCGGATGCCCCAGGGGGGCGCAAGGGTTCCGCAGGCAAACCCTCGGATGCCCAGCGGTGGTCGCCCGCTATCCGGCGGTGCTGCTGTGAACCCGTTGCCGTGGACTCCACCGGGCGTGGTAGCGAGAGACATGGCTCGGGATGAAGCCCCGCCGTTCAGTGTCGACAACTCCCAGTTCGACCAGATCGCAAAGATGATGTTCGGTGGGGCCGCTGGGACGATGTCGGCGTACGACGCCGCGTACAACCGGTCGGTAACTTCCTCGCAGCTTCGCGACGCAGGGTTCTCACAGGTTGATGCCGCTATCCGCAACTCGCTGAACGCCGACTTGGCCGGCGTGAACCTCGACCGGCAAGTCACCGGGGTCCAGCAGTCGTACATCCCTGATTACATGCGGATGCTTGCCGGTCAGCGGCGCATCGCTCAAGGCCAGTACGACACCGCTGTCGGTCAGCTCAACAACGCCAGCACCGAAGCGAAGAACCTGATCGGGGTCGACCGGCGGGAGAACGCCCGGTTGACCGGCGAAAGCGAAGCCAGCGAAAGCCGCGACATGCGCCGGATGCTTGGCGAGCAAGCGGCGTCCGGTGCGATCGCTTCGTTCGGTACGCGCGATTTCGGTGGTCAGATCCGGTCGGAAGGCCGGTCGGAACGCGCAGGGTTGAGCGAAGGGTTGCAACGGCAGGAAATCAGGTACAACAAGGCGATGAAGGACATCCAGTCTGGCAAAGACAAGCTGAACTGGGACCTGAAGAGCGCGAACCTGGGTATCGAAGAAGCCGAAACGCGACTGAAGGAACGTTCCAAACTGTTGAACCTCGAAGCTCAACGGCACAACATCACCGCTCAGCAGCTCCAAACCCGCGCCGAGGAACGACTCGCCCAGCTCGGCCTCGACAAAGCGATTTCGGCTGGTCAGCTTGTCGAAGCAGCAAACTCGCGTGACATCGCGAAGGCGCAAGCGGCGCAACAGTTCATCCAGTCGCTCGCCCAAACCCAAGCTGCTTTCCCGGCGCAAGTCAAGGCGAACCCTGACAGTCGGGCGAACCCGCGGAGGTACAACAATGTCGGCGGCTGACCCGTACGCAACCCTTCGTCGAGCCCTCGAAGCGACTGAGCGTTCCAAGCTGAACCGCCGGGTGATGGCGGAAGCGATGCGGACCGGTGATGTTTCGCCGATCCAAGGGTTCGGTGGTGCGCTTCCCGATTCCACAGTTGCGCCTGCCAGCGCGGTCCGACAGGCGCTCGGGGCGGGCACTGGGGCGGGCGGTGCAGGCGGAATGGGTGGTGCGGGTGGAATGGGTGGTGCAGGTGGGATGGGTTCGCCGCCGGCGATGTACCGCCCTGACTCCCTTGACGCTCTCCGGGCTCAACGCGCCGCCGCTCAAGCTGCCCCTGTTTCCGACGCGGCGAGGAAAGGGATCATGGGTCAGGTCGCCGGCAAGATGGGCGGCAGAGGTCTGGCCGGTGTGATCGAACGGAAAGCCGCAGAGGTCGGGGCTCGGGAAGGGGCCGGTCGTCTAGCCCAGTTTGCTGGCCGGAACCCGGCGATGCTCGCGCGAGGTGTTGCCGGGCCGTTGAGTTTGGTTGGTGGTGCAGCCGCCGGTCTTGCTGCTGATCAGATCAACGTTGGTGGGGAAGGCTCGAACTGGGATGCGTTCACTTCGGGTGCGGCAGCCGGCGCTGTTGGTGGTGCCGTGTTCGGCCCGAAGGGTGCGCTGGTCCTTGGGTTGATCGGCGGTGCCGGCAACGTGCTGTTGAACGAGCTAGGCGTCTTGAACGACGAAGCCGGTTCGGACCAGACGATCGACGACCAGGTCAACAATCTGGTGTCGGCGTCGATGGGGATGGTTGAACCGGACGCGATCGACATGATTCGTCAACGGTTCGAGATGCGGAACACGTTCGGTCAACTTCAGGAACCTGACCGTTCCCTCGACGAGATCCGCCAGGAGAACTACGGGTTGATGGTCGAAGAGATGCGGAACGCTGCGGACGCCGAAATGATCGCCCGGCAGGAACAGGCGGCGCTCGAAGCGCAGCCCGGCTACATGACCCCTGAAGAGAGAGCGATCTCGAACGCGTACATGCAAGCTGTGATGGGTGCGTACATCAAGCCGTTCGCCGACGAAATGTTGGCGTCGGGTGACGCTTCGGCTGCGTCGCTCGAACAGCTTGCAGGGTCGTCAGGGAACCTCGCTCCGATCCTTCGCAACCAAGCGCAGCTCGAACGAGCGAACTCGGCTCGGATGGCCGGCGGGCTCATGCAGTCAGCGATGGCTGAACCGTGGCTCCAAGCGGCCCGCACCCAACAATCGCAGATCGCTCAGCAGTCCCAGCAGATCCTCGCTCAAGCGATGTCAGCGGTGAACTCGGGTGGCATGGGTGGCATGGGTGGCATGCCGACTGCTGCTGGTGGAGTGAACTTGGCTGACTTCGGGTTGTGACCTGACCCATGTCGGACACTCCTGTTCACCCGATCTACCGAACTCTTCCGAACGCTGTTTCGGGGATCCAAACTCGTTACTCGGACCCTGCGTTCACTGAGCAGTTCGGGCAGCTTCCTGGTGTTGTCCAGCAGGCGCTCCGAGCGCAGGACATTGAACGGATGCGGAAGGGTCTGATGCCGGTGTCGGCTGAAGACCAGCTCAAAGCCGGCGTTTCTGCGGCTACTGGTCGTGCTGTCACTCCGGCACCGGAACGGTCCCTTGTGAACGTCCCAGGCAACGCCGTTGAAGACGTGAAGTTGATCGGCAAGTCCCTGACGAAGATCCCTGGGATGCTGCTCGAACAACTCAAGGCGATCCCGAAGTTCGAAGAGAAGTTCGACGAGAACCGGCGCGCCGGCCAGAACCCTGTCGAAGCGTTCCTGAACCTTCCTCTCATCCAGTTCTTGCCCGGCAGTTACGTCGCAGCGAACGTCGCTGGTGGGAACCCAGGTGAGCTGGCCCGCCACCCGGTGTTCACCGCGCTCGACGTGTTGCCGTACGCGAACCGGGCAGCGAAAGGCACGAAGCGGTTCAACATCGCGTTGGACGAGCACCGCACAGCTTTGGATCAAGGGTTGTACACCCGTAAGCCGCGGCCGTTGGGTGTGGTGGCGTCAACGAAACTGGAAACCGATCTGTCGTTCGGCAACCCGATCGAAACGTTGGTGCCGAACAAGTTGGGTCGCGGCATCCAGAAAGCGTTCGGCGACGGGCCTTTGGCGAAGCTGTCGGATTTGATGGGTCACCGTGCAGTGGAACTGTCCCGCATGGTCGAGATCGGCAACCAGGAAGCTCGCGATCGGATCCTCGGGACGTTGCATCTGGCTGACGACCCGATCGCCGACATGACCCGGACCCTTCACCAGCTCACCGACGAGAAGAAGTTGATCGGCAAGTACGGGATCGACTCGGCTCGCGAAGTTGAGATCAAACGGATCATGACCGAAACCCCGGATCTGATCCCGACGCTCAACCCGCAGGAACAGTTGTTCGTCACTGACATGGATCGGGTGGGGCGCGCGTACGCCGACTACATGGTCGACAACAAGATGGGGCTCGACCGCTACCAGGCATCCGGCTGGACCCGTCACGAGTACTACCCCGAAGATGTTGTTGCCCGGTTCAAGCGGAACGAACTTGTTCTGAACCGGCGGAAAGTCGAGTTCTTCGGCGGCGAACGCGAAATCCTTGCCGGCCCCCGCAAGGGTCAGTCCCAGCGGGTCAAAGGGTTCATGGAGGATTTCGAGCGGTTGGCCGCAGCGGACCAGACCGGCCGGTTCCGTGAAGCGTTGGAGATGGTGAAGGCCGGCGACTTGAAGTCCGCGGCGACGAAACTGAACCGCAAGCAGAACTATCCGACGCCGCGTGTCGGTGTGGAGATCCGCGAGGTGATCCTTCCTGACGGTTCGGTCAGCCAGGTGCGTCTTCCTGGTATCACCGACAAGCGCGTCGGGAAGCTGATCGACAAGCTCAACGGGATCGCGAAGAAGGAACAGGCGTTCGGGGATTTGTTGCGGGACAACGCCCCGGCTCGGTTCTCTGACCTTGTCCGCAAGCGTGCCGTTTCGCAGTACCTCAACGATTTGGAACAGCGAGGTGTGCTGTCGGATCGGGGTGCGGCGGAACGGTGGGTCCAACAGGGGGTGCTCGACAGGGTCCCCGGCTGGGACATGAACGAGTACGCGAAGCATCAGCGGGGCATCGCGAAGACATGGCAGGCACTTCAGCAGGCCGGCGAAGACCCGATCTACATCCCGAGAGTTTCGACTCGTCAAGCTGAACAGATCAACTACCCGTCGCTCACCGACCGTGTCCGCGATCCCCGCACCGCGAAGGAACGGATCGTCGATTTCTCTCCGTCGGTCAACTCGCCGAGCATCGCTTTGACCTACCAGGGGTTCGAGATCGTGATGCGGGAAACCGGCGAAAGGGTCACGAAAGAGATTCAGGAGAAGTTCGGGCTCCAAGAAGCTCAGCTTCGGCAGCTTGTCCGACCTGAAGCCGAAGCGATGGCGGCAAGGGATCCACGCACCGACATTCTCGGTTTCGAGAACGACATCATGTCGAAGCGGTACATGCCGTACGACCCTGAGAAGCACGGCGTGTTCGGTGGTTCGGCGTTGACTCCGACGGCGAAGGATCGGATCTGGTTGCCTCGCCAGACAGCGAAGGCGTTGGAAGCGATGAACAAGGAGGTTCACACGTCGATCAAACGTCTGGTCGATCCGGTCACCGGGCTGATGCGCGTGTCGTTGCTTCCTCTGTCTCCCCGCTGGCATCTGTACAACATGGTCGGCGGTGCGGTCATGTTGGGTTCCGAAGCCGGCATGGGTGCGTTCAAGCCGTCGAACATCCGCAAGACGATGAGCGTGCTGAAAGCCGCGAAGAACAGCGTCGAGCTGCCGGTCGAAGTGCCGAAGGAAATCTCAAGACTGCTTGGTTACGCCGGCCGTGAACAGGTCGAGCTGGCGTTCGGACGCGGTTCGTTCCTGAAGCGGATCTTTGAGGAATCCCAAGCTGGTCGGCTCGCAAAGGGTTTGATCCAGAAGTCGTTCAACGCCAACCAGCATTTCGACGATATGTACCGGACGATGGGCTACTTGTACGGCCAGGACAAGGCGCTCAGGAAAGGGTTGTCGAAAGCCCAGGCGGAAGCTGAAGGGGTGCGGATCGCCCGCAAGGTGTTGCAGGACTCCGCGGCGCTCACCCCGTTCGAGCGGAACGTTCTCCGTTCCGTGTTCCCGTTCTATTCGTGGCTGTCTCACATTGTCCGGTTCGCGTTCAACTATCCGATGGATCACCCTTGGCGAGCTGCGATCGTCGGTGGTTTCGCCCGGCAGGTGTGGGAAGACATGGGTGACGGCGCAACGCTCGACATGCTCGACGTGATCTATTGGGGCGACTCCGACGAGAACGGCGACAAGCGCGGTATGAACGTGCGGGCGATGAACCCGTTCTCTGATGTGGGCAGCTTGTTGACCCTTGCCGGCTGGATGGGTTCGATGAACCCGTTGGGTTCAACGGTGCTCGACCAGCTCGGTGTCGACCGGATGTCCGGTGGACCCGAGTTGTTCCCAACGCTTCGGTATTCGACTGAGACTGGGCAGCTTGTCGCGCAAGCTCCGAACCCGATCTCGAACTTGTTGTACAACACGATCCCTCAGTCTCAGGCGATCGCACGGTTGGCTGGTTGGGACGCCGAGTACCGGGAACTGAAGAAGGTCAACCCTGATGCTGCGTCGAGGATGCTCAAGTCGGGGTTTGGTATCCCGATCTTGCGGCGTACCTATTCGCCGGAGAAGCAGTACGCGAAAGCCGAGGTGAAACGTCAGGAAGCGCGTACTGCCCGGATTTCAGCGTTGTTGAAGAAGGGCGACATCGAAGGGTTGATAAGCCAGGGTGTGCCCCAGGAGTCGGTCGACATGCTGTTGAGGTTGCAGGCGTCGGGTGCGTTGAAGGAGTACGACCCGGAACAGAACGAGACTGTGCAGTCGCTTGTTCCGAACCCGGTCAACCCGAGATAGGGGAAGGGTGACGGTAAGGTGTGGGGATGCGGAAGGTCCCTGGACGCCAGTACCCGACCCACACGCCGCTCGGAAAGCTGATGCGGCATTACGGGTTGCGGGTGAAGGACGTGGATCAGCACACAGGGATCTCGTACCGGACCTTGTCGGACTATCTGGCGAACCGCAAGCCGATGCTGCCGAGGCATCAACTTCTGTTGGCTGCGCTGTTCCACGTCGCCCCTGAGCAACTGGTCGTCACCCCGGAAAGCAGTGAGCCCCCGGTAGGAACTTCCGGGGGCTCACAAGCAAGCCCTCAGAACGTAACCCGTGGTTCTACCGATTGCAACCCCAGTTTGGAGATTCTCTGATGACACATCCGATCGTTGTCGAGCGAGCCGACTGGGGTGCCAAGTTCAGCCCAGGAACCCGACCGATGCCCGGCCGGCTGAGCGAAGTGAACATCCACCATTCCGTCACCCGCGCGTCCCGCCACGACCCGTGCGGCGACATGCGTCAGATCGAACGGGTCCTCCACAGCCGAGGGCTCGACCCCGGCTACTCGGCGTGTATCCACCCGACCGGTGTCATCCTGATCGGAGCCGGCGACAAGATCGGCAAGCACACGAAGGGTCGCAACTCGAAGTCGTACGGGATCTGTTTCATCGGCGATTTCACACGCGACCATCCGACGTGGGACGCGTTGCAGTCCGCTGGATGGCTGATCAACCTGTTGCGGTTCACCGGCAAGCTGGTGCCGCAGCTCAACAACATCACGATCCAGCCGCACAGCGCCACGTCCGCGACGGCGTGTCCCGGTGAGAACCTTCGGAACCGGATCGGAGCGATCCGGTTCTTCGCCGGGTTGCCGGAGGTGTCGAAGTGATCGACGTGATCGGTTTGCGCGACATCTTCATCGGCGCGTTCATGTTCATCGTTGCGTTGTCGTCGGCGGTCGCGGTGTTGAACCGTTGGATCATCTTGCCGTTGCAGCGGGCTGATCGGCGGGTCGCGTCGGAGATCGTGACGGACGAACTCGACCCGATCCGCGAGTCGTTGGATCAGATCCATGCGTCGTTGCAGGACATCCGGTACGAGGTGCGGATCAACTCGGGTGGGTCGCTGAAGGACACGGTGATCCAGATTCAGCGGGATCTGGTCCGGTTGCAGCAGGATTTCACGAGTTACAAGGAGCATCACCAGTGAACGATCAGCAGGAGTTGTTCGACGTGGGGGGCGATGGAGCCGGGGATGGGGCTGGGGATGAGTTCCCGGTGAGCTGGTTGACGTTGCCGCGTCGCGCGTTGATCTACCGGACGGTGCTGGCGGTGGCGACGTTCCTGGTGGTGATCGGTGTGATCACTGATGAGGTGGCGTTGGGGTTGGTGGCGTTGGTGGGGACGATCCTGTCGACCGGTATGGCGGTCGCGTACACGAAGCCCTGAGCGTTTGCGTCGATAGAACATTCACTCCCGTCATTGTTCTATCCTCGCAACCATGTCGATCTCGACTCGTTACGCGATCTACGTCCGCGTGTCCAAGGACCCCGAAGGCAAGTCGGTGTCCCCCGCCGCTCAGCTCGCCGAATGCTGGGAACACGTCGACCGGCAAGGGTGGGACCGAACCGACGTGACCGCCATGTCCGACGTGGACGTGTCAGCGTGGCAACGCAAAGTGACCCGGCCAGGGTTCCAACAGGTCGTCGAAGGGATCCGCAACGGCACACTCGACGGTGTCGTGATCCACGACCTCGACCGGTTCCTGCGCCGCTCATGGGAACTGGAGGATCTGATCCTCGCGATCGAACAACGGGGCCGCGAGTTCGCAGTCCACTCCCCTCGTTCCAAGATCAACCTGTCGACACCCGAAGGCCGGGCGATGGCCCGGATCATGGTCGCGATCGCCGAGAAAGAGTCCGACGACAAGTCGCGTCGACTCCGGCTGGTTCTCGGCCAGAAAGCCCGCGAGGGCCGCTCTCACGGCGGCAGACTCCCCTACGGCTGGCAACCTGACCGAACCACCCTCAACCCGGCAGAAGCCCAGGTGGTGCGTTTGATGGCCGACGCGATCATCAGCGGCGAATCGTTGACAGGAGTGGCCCGCCACCTCAACGCCACCGAAACCCCCACCCGCAACGGTGGACCGTGGCGACCGATCACCGTTCGGAACATCCTGAAGAACCCGCGGGTCGCCGGCTACCGATCCCACAACGGCAAAGTCGTCGGCAAAGGACAGTGGGAACCAATCCTTGACGACGACACCTACCAGACCCTTCAACGGATCTTCGCCAGGCCAGCCGCCGGCAAGAACACCACCCCGGAACGAAAGTGGTGGGTCAGTTCAGTGCTTCGCTGCGGAACGTGCGGACGCAGAATGCAGTCGATCCCCCACACAACCGGCCGCAGATACCAGTGCCCCCCGAAACTCGACGGGTGCGGCAACGGGATCGCAGCCGAACCCATCGACCGGATCGTCGAAGGGGTACTCCTAGCGATCCTCAACTCGAACGAAATCCGAATCCCCGGACAAACAAGCGTCGACACGGTACTGATCGAACAAGAACTCACCGCTGCTGAACAACGCATGGCCGGCCTTGTTCACGACCACTACGTCGAAGGATGGTTGAGCCGGGGAGAGTTCACCGCAGCGCACGGCCCGCTCGAAACCCGCATCGCTGAACTCGCCGCGAAACTCGAACAAGCCCGAGCAACAACCCCAAGCTCGGCAAGCATCCTCGAAGCATGGGAACAGTTCACGCCGCTCGAACGAGCCGACATCGCCCAGCTCGTCTACGAAACCGTCGAGATCGGACCGTTCAACCCTTCGGTACGGAAGTTCGATCCGGCACGCGTGACGCTCGTTGGACGGAACGCAGCCGGTAACGAGCAAACACAGAACTGATCTGTTCGACCGTCACCCGGTCAAGAGTCAGGTCGCCACGCACCCGCACCCCTTCGGGAACCAAGTCGGCGCTCATTCGCCCATCCGGTCGACTTGCAGCACGATCGCCGGCACCTCGCGGTCAGTGACCTGTTCCACGAAGTCGACCAGGTGGTATTTGCATGAGTCGACGGCGTCCAACCCGCCGGTCGCCATCACTCTCCACCGTGGCCGCTTGTCGCACGGCCGGATGTCGTCGATGTACCCGGCGCATCTCAACACGGGTTGATCGCTTCCATCATCCGATCAACTTTCTTGTTGCCGAGCCCGTCGACCGTCAACAGTTCTTCGCGTCCGACGCGCCAACCGAACGGCATCCCGAGCTGATCAAGGATCCGGCCGGCCAGTTCAACTCCTACCCCTGGCAACCCTTGGAGTAGATGGATCTGGTAGTCCCGGTTGTTCGCTTTGCCCCAACTCGACCTGACCCCAGCTCTTCCACCCAAACTGCTGTGATGCTCTTTGCGGCACCACTGTTCAAACGCGAGGACAAGCCCGATGGTGTCGTCCAACGTGTCGGTCCATTCGACCCACACCCCCGCTGCCCGCACAGACCACAGCAACTTCCGCAGGTTCGCCCGGCTGATCCCCCGCCCCCAGGTCTGGCCGACCAGTTCACCGTCAAGGGTCCATTTGAGCGACCCTTCGATGACAAGCATCCGGTATTCCAAACCGGTTGCCATCTTGAGGATCTGTTCGCCGAGCCTTCCGTCGCCGATCGATCCGAGCAGATCCTTCACCTCTTTGCGTTGCACACCAGCCCACGTTCCGTTCGCTGCCATCAACAGGTCGCACCCGAACTCTTCGGGGAACGTGCTGACAGTTCCCAACTCGCGCAACTTGAACGGTTCCGTGTTCGAGATGATCACGCCCCCTCCTTGTCGGGCTCAGGGAACGGCAACGGGATGACCTTCGCTCCTGCTGCCGCTTCCATCTCGGCGAGTTCCTGTTCGGCTGACCGGACCGCTTCGTTGATCGACTCGGCGAAGAACTTCGCGCCGGCAACGGTCGATACGACACCGACCGTGATGGGTTCGTTGGTGTCCACGTCCACGTCGAACCCGAACAGCACAGCGGGGATCTGTTCGCTGCCGTCAGAGGTGTACAGCAGAACGCCTTGAACTGACCCGCCGATCGCAGCGAAGTAGCTTTGCCCGTCCAGTTCGATGCACCGAGGTTCGACCGGTTTGCCATCTTCCCGGCTGATTTCAAGACGGTAATCGGTCACGCTTCCGCCTCTGCTGTTTCGTTCCTGGCGGGACGCCAGCCAGCAACCCTGAGCAAGTAGTCCCGCCCGAAGTCGCTGATCACGCTTTCCTTCAGTTCACCTCGTTCCCGGTCCTTCACAGTTGTGGCGGTGAACTCGCCGGTTCGTTTCCGCCCGAGGAACAGCACGGTGTGCGGCGTGTACCCGAGCGTCTTCTGACCCTTCGGCTTGAACCCGAACGTGGCGTACAACCCTTTGATCCGCCGGTCGTCACGATCACCGATCGCGTCGGATTCAGCGGTGAGCAACAGGTGACCCTTCGTGGTGAACAACGCCTGGAACATCTTGTTGAACTCGGCGTTGATGACCTGCCAGTTCATGTCGGCGTCGGCCTTCTCGTTGTCCTTGCGTCCCCCGGTCGCGAAGAAATCGAAGAAGTCGTCGCCGTGCTTCATCGTGATGTACAGGGTTTGGAGCGCCTGCCAGCACGGTGTCGCCGAGTCGAGCACCAGCCAATCCCCCGGTTCGCACTGCTCGGCCGCTGACCTGACAGCGTTCAACTGGCCTCGCCAGTCGTCCGGTCCGACGACTTCCACATGGATCCGGTCGGCCACATCGTCGTACCGACCTGATCCGATCGAACGGTGGTAGCTGGCCGAGTAGTCGGTGTCGACGACCCGCATCACTCCGTCGATGTACTTGACGATCGACAACGCCGCGGTTGACTTGCCCGAACCGGGATCTCCGTACAGGAGGATTCGTTCCGGTGCGTTGTTGGGTGGTGAGAGCTTCATGGTTCCTTCCTCAACCTGTTCCGAACGGGTTGTCGGTCGTGTCGATCGTGTCGTCGGTGTCGTCGCTGATCTTCGGGTACTCCGACACGCTGGCCTTGTAAGTGACGGTACGTTCGGGTCGTTCGGTCCGCACCCAGGTAACCCGCTTGCCGGAACCCTTCAACCGTTTGCCGTGCTTCTCGACAAGCAGCTTCAAGTGGTCGGTCGCGGTTGCTTTGAGAGCTTTCAACGCTTTCTCGTCGCCGCGGATCTGTTCGATCGTGTCGACCGCCCGCCGGAACTCGTTGAGTTCATCGCCGGTCAGTTCGACTGGTTCAAGCCGATCCTCAACCTGCGGGTACGGGCATCCCCATTCGCCGCCTTCGCGGGGGCATGGGAACTCGGTGAACGGTGTGTTGTCGCGGGCTGCGGTTTCGATCCGTTCAACCTTTCGCCACAAGCCGTCGAGCCCGTAGCCGCGCTCGTTCAGTTCGGCGATGTCGACGCTGACGTACCGGACGGGAGAGTCAGCGGTGACAGTCCCGTCGTCGTTCTTCAACGCGACGGCAAGCATCGCTTCGTTCACGTCCCAGCCGAGAACCCCGAGTCCTGCGGCGTACACGGCGAGCTGCGCGCAGTAATGCGGGAACGCCCATATCCCCTGCTTGTCGAGCTTGTCCCAAAGCGTCTTACCGAACGCTTTCGCGTCGACCGGGTACGCGAGGTTGTGTTCGCCGTGGTGGGCGTACCCGTCGAGCGAACCGCGGATCGCTGCGCCGAGATCAGGGTCGACGATCTGGACTTGTACCTGCCGGCTGTTCTCGCTGGTGACAAGAGCCCAGGTGTGGTTGTCCTGCCAGCGTCGCATGATCAGGTCCTCAGCGGCGTGGCCCTGATCGAACGCTGTTTGCAGGGTTGGTGGCGGCGGGCTGGCAGGTTCTTCGCGGCGTGCAGCAAGCAACGCTCGTTCGCATCCACCGAGAGAACTCGCCCGGTACACCCACAGGTTGTCATCGCGGTAGACGCGTGGCCGGTCGTCACCCATCGGACCACTCCCGCTTGTTGACTCGTTGGTCCCATTCGGGGACGCGTGGTTCGTTGCGGGTGTTCGTTGCGGCGAACCGTGCGATGGTGAGCACGATGAGGGTGTAGGTGGCGACGCCGGCTGCGATCAGCAGGATCGTGGTCACTGGTCACCTGCCAGGTATCGGACCCACAGGTCGGAACTGGTTCCGTCGTCGGCCTTGTGCTGGCGGAACTCCCAATCGCCGTCGGGGATGACGGTCTTGCCGTTGCGGATCCTCTTGAGTGCGTCCCTGGCGCCGGTTGGGCTGTCGTAGTGGGTGAGGTGGATCCACTTGCTGTGGTTGTCCTTGAGCTTGATCAGCTCGGTCAACGCTTCGTGGTATTCGCGACGCCGCCCCCCTCGCTTCGGGGGCTTCGGTTCGCCGTGTTGGAGTACGAACTGCTTTGCCATTTCCGTGTCCTTTCGGTCGGAAGGGTCGGAGGGTCCAGGGGGAGGTCAGGAAGGAGAGGTGGGAGCCTCACCCCTGGACCCTTCCGGTTGTGGTCCTTCAGGGGGGAAGGTCAGGAAACCTTCACTGCCTCGAAGAACGCGGGGTCGACGATGGACGCTTCGAGGTCGGCGGGGATCTCGAAGTCGGTGGAGGTGAACACCTTCTCGACGAAGGCGTTGGCGTCGGCGGATCCGAGTGCGACGGCCCGAAGGGTGCCTCGCAACGCCGGGTCGATCGAAGCGACGAGTTCGTTCATGCCGTTGGGTGCCGGTGCGGCAGCGGCGGTGGGGGCGGGGTCGCTGTCGGCGGAGTCGATGAGCATCCGGTTGTAGGTCTGCTCTTCGCCCTTCTTGTTCTTGAAGGAGAACTCCTTCTGGCGGAACGTGACGTTGAGTCCCTTCCAGATGCTCGCGGTGAACGGGTCACCCTTCGCGCCGAGGGTGTCGCGGAGCCCGGCGTCCATCGCGGACTTGAGCAGGACACCCATACCGGACTGGGCGTTGTAGTTCTTCGGTGCGCCGCTGGAGTGCCGCACCTTGTTGCCGTTGTCGTACGGCTCGAAGTCCTTGCAGGGGTACAGGAGGGTCTGCTCGCCCAGGGTGGCGTCGGCGACGACAAGCTTGAGGACACAGGTGTTGCCGTTGTCGTAGCTGTTGTCGAAGCTGAAGTAGGCGTCGGCGATCTCGCCGCTCACCACTTCGGAGAGTCCGGTGCTGAGCGCCCACGGATCGAAGTCGGTCATGGTGGTCTGTTCCTTGTGTCGGTTCCCCGGCCGGCGTACCCGGTGGGGTGCGGAAACCTTAGACCTACGCTAGACCTAACCGCAAGCATTACATCGAAGTAATTACATAGACAGTTGGTAGAACGACGAAGGCCTGGGGGTCGAGCTTGCGCTGTCACCCCAGGCCCATCCGGCCACCTCACGCATCTTCACCCTAACCGACTCTTCGGCCCCCAACCCTGCCCATGAACTCCGGTGGGGTAACTGTTTCGTCCAACGCTTCGATCCACCAGCCGGGCAGCAGACGCTTCGCTTTCCTGAGCACGTTCGTGTAGAAGGCGGCGTCAAGGATGTAGGTGTGGCACCAGTCGGTTTCGCTTCGCACTCCCCGCCCGGTCATCTGTACCAGCGTGCGGACCATCTGCACCGAGTACCACCATTCACCTGCTTCGGTTCGCATCCGTTCGGACACGACCCGGTCACCGAGGCTGGGAAACGGGATCTTCGCGACGACCACAACCCTTGCTTCGTCCCCTTTGAAGTCGAACCCTCGGTCGACCGACGGGGCGAACAGGACGCCGGCTTCGGTTCGTTTGAACTGTTCGACGACCCGTTCCCGGTCTTTCGAGCTGGTGTACCGGAACTTCACTCGCCCCCCACCTTTCACTTCTCGTTCCAAGTATTCGGCGAGAGCGAAACTGACGGTGTGGACAAGGATTCGTTCGCCTGGGTGAAGCTCCAACACTCGTTCGATGCCGCGTGCCATCTCGGGCCACGCCTGGTCCCGGTTGTTGTAGTTCATTTCGGTGAGGGGAACAGCTCGAATCTTGCGGTTCTCGACAGGGAACTGCATCGGGACCCGCACCTGTCCCCATGACCCTTCGATCCCCAAGCTGTCGGCCATTTCGTCGGGCGAGATGATCGTCGCTGACATGAGTAGCCATTTGTTGCCGTGCCGCCAGATCCGGCCGGGTCCGAACTCGTCGACTTTCACGGGTTTCAACACCAGGTCGAGCTGCCCGGACCGGTAGTCCCTTGTCCACAACCCCCCTTCGATGTGTTCAGCGGCGACTCTTGCTCGTTCGAGCATGTTGTTGAGCCGGGCTCGTTCGCGCATCTGGTCGAGCCCTTGACCTTTGATTCGTTTCCGCTGGTCGTCGACCGCTCGGGTGAACTCGCCGCGGATCCATTTGACGATCGTCGGTTTGTGAACTGCTTTGCCGGGGATGTCGACCCTTAGCCGGCGTGCCATCCCGCTGCTGACCCGGAACTCGACGGCTCCCATGAGGATCCCTTCGAGGGTGTCGGCTTCGTCGATGATGACGAGGTCCCTTCCGGCGAGCCCGCTGTGCTGCCCGCTGATCTCGGCGAGCATGTACGCAGTGTTGGTGACAGCAAGGTTCCCGGCTAACGCTTTGCCGCGTGCCATCCGGTAGGCGCATTCCAACGGTTGGTCGCACCATCGGCATCCTTCGCCGTCGCGTGTCTTGGTGCAGTCAGCGCAGGTCACCTGGGGGAACGGTTCGTTCTGAGTCGGGTAGTTCGCTTTGCCTTTGAGGACGTTGGCGTACGGGAAATCTCGGGCGAACTGGTCTTGGAGGCCGAGCCCGTGACAGACGTACAAGCTTCGACCGCCGACCCTTCGCCTGACCATCTCGCCGATCAGGGTCTTGCCGGCTCCGGTTGGTGCGTCGAGAAACACGATGTCGTGCTGCTCGAACTGTTCGAGGATTTCGTCGACCGCGTCGAGTTGGGTTGAGCGGAACCCTTCGACCCATCCGGGTAGCGGTGCGGGTTCGTGGATCTGCCACCCTCCGTACCGTGGGTCAGCCCACCGGGAACAGTCCTCCCCACCCAGGGGAGAGACAGGGGGGTGAGCTGGGCGATCCGCTCCAGTGACATCCTTCCTGTCCCCCCTCCCGGTGTTGGGGGATCGAGGCGGCGCAGCCGCCGAGATGGGAGCAGGGTACACGCTCACCCCTTGTCCCCTGCCTCACCCACCATGTCTCGAAACGTGACGCGGATCTGGTCGAGCGAAGCGAGTACAGCTACTGCTGTCCTGTTGTCCCCGTTGACTTCCAGCGCGTAGACCGCGTACCGGCCGTGTTCCAGCATGAGTGCAACGGTTTGTTCGACGAGTTCCGTTGGAAGGGTTTCGTGGTGGACGATGAGGAACTTTCCGAGAGCGGCGACGATCCTTGCGCTTTGCGCTCCGGCTTCGGCGATCGCTTTGACTTCTGCTTTAGTGAGGTCGTCGGGGTGCATCACTGGCCTCCCCGGTTCATCTGGATGAGCCGCATTTCGATGGTGTCGGCGAGTTCCCGCAGCCGGTCTTTGCTGTTGGCACCCTTCACTTTGGTGATGGCGTCCTTGACCCGGTCGGCGAGTTCGATCATGTCGGTGCGGTTGCCGGTGTTCGAGATGTCTTCGAAGATTTGGTGGAGGCGTGACACCCGTTCGAGTTCGCGGGTGTTGAGCATCGACAGCATCTCTTCCCGAGCTCCATCTCGGGCGTCTTGTGCGAGTTCACGGACGTAAGGGTCGTCGATGTAGACGGGCACGCCTTCGGTTCCGTGGGTGAGCTGGTGGACGCGGTGCAGCACGGCGTCACGGATGAGGTCTTGCACCGTGTTGTAGGCGGGGACGACTCGCTGTTGGACGATCGCGCTGGCGATGGCGTGGAGTTGCGGGTCGAGCGGGACCTGCACGTTCCTCGGCTGGCCTCCTTGACGCTTGCTCAGCACGGTCTTGACGTAGAACCGGCCGGGTTCGTACCCGTCTTGTTGTTCGTCGACTGTCCAGGGGTCGAAGCTTCCGTTCTCCTGCTGCTGCTGGGCGAGTTCGTGTGCTGCGGCCGGCGGCAGGTCGTCGGTGATGACGACGGAGTCGGGTTCGGGGGGCTGGATTTCCCGAGTTGGTGGGAGTGGGAACTGTGGCAGCGCGGCCACGTCCACCGATTCCAGGTTCGGCATGGATGCTCCTTCAGGGGTTGGTGAAGGAGAGACTAGGGTAGGTAGAGGGATAGGGTCAAGGACCGGAGGGCCATAGACCGAAATAGACAGGGTCTAAGGGGCATAGACGGTCTATTTCCAATAAGCGATGCAAGCCCAAAAAACACCGTATAGGTCTATGAGGTGCCTGCGGAGCACAAAAAAGCCCCCGCCAAAGAGGGGGGGGTTTCGCGCGCGTCGCTAGCAAAAGAAAGGCGGAAGGGTAGCACACCAAGTAAA